ACTGAACCCTTTACGTTAACTAGCTTTGACCCTGTAATGCATGCTTGAGCCGGTAATGAATAGCTATCACTTGGCATTTTTGTCGTTTTTGTAACTGAGCCCGCTAGATCCTGAGCTTGTTTTCTCGTGTAGATTTTAATTGTTTGCATATAGCATCCTTTTTATTATAAGAGTTTTGATTATACCTGAATTGTATGAGTTTGTAAAGTAACGGGATTGAACCAAAATGAACGCATGGCTTTGATACCTGTTCCCTCCCATGAGAGGCCTAAGCCTCCCTTGTTGTAAAATCTAAGATCTTCTGCGCCTGAGCTCCAGCTTTAAGAATATTCTTAGAATCGTTTTTAAGAACCTCTAACCAGTTAGCAATGTATGATGCATGTTGTAACTGGCCGTCTATTTTTAAATGTGCGCATAACATGGCACTGCCTAATTCTGCAACTAGCTCTTCAAAGGCATAAGCTTGATTTCCAAATCGTTTACCGAATGATCTATTTAATCGTGATTCGTGGCCAGTCCAGTGTGCTAGTTCGTGCAAGGCCGTTGCATAATAATCGGCCGTAGATTTAAACTGAGTCTTTTCAGGTAACTGGATAGCATCAATCGAAGGTGCATAGAATGCGCGGTTACCGCCGAATGAGATCTTAGCTTTTTGATTATTGATAAAAGCTTCGCATGATTCAATGGTTTCAATCTCGGTGCGCTCTTCATTCGATGCTGGTAATTCAAGGCCTTCAATCTGATCTGCATTGAATACAGTATAAGTTTTTAACATGGGTATTTTTTTAATCTCATCGTTTACTTTATCGTGTATTTCAAGCGGGCTAAAATAAACAACTTGAATGCCTTTCGAACCCTTTTTTACTTGAGCGCCTACGCTCTGCGCTTGCTTATATGTGCACCAGTAATTGGTACTTGCTGGCATCATAGATAAATGAATAAAATTAATGCCATTATAATAACGTTTTGCAACTGGATTATATGGTGCATCGATGCCATTGCTATGCCAAGGCTTAACCCATGGGGCCGTTCCAGCCTCCAATTGTTTAATAATGTTATCGGTTATTGTTTGAGCTATACTCATAATTAAATACTCCTGTTAAATTAATAGAATGTTGCAATGTTTAAAATACTATACTTTGATATAAATGTAAAGCTTTATTTTACTAATTGAAGCGCACCAAAAAACAAAATGAACGCATGGTTTTGATACCTGTTCCCTCCCCTAAGGGAAAGGGAGCCTAAGCTCCCTCTCTGTTGAACTGGTCCGCCAAGTCGGACCCGGATATGTTCTTGATCCAGCCCCAGCCATGCCAGGTGTTTGGTCCAGCTCGACCCTTCTCGAGCGTTACCATGTTTTCTCCCCAGGATATCTCGAACTGGACGTGGCCCTCCTTCAGGCCACGCTTGATTGCTTGGATGACTTGGTTCTCACTTGGTTTACGTCCGTCAAAATATTGTTCATACATGGTTGACGATCTGATTGTTACATCTTCTGATACTCGGTTGCTTGGATATAAATAATCTTTCATAGTGGTATCTCCTCGTTGTTTAAAGTTCTGTTAGCTAATAACCAGGCCTCAAGATCCTCGAAGGCCTTCAGCATTCCCTTTTTGCTAGTTGGATAAAATACACCTGTCTTCTGTTCGATGACTCCTAACATGTTCTTCGGTGTGTACATCCTGTTAGCTTTTAAACCAGTCTTCAGGTAGAGCTTCATAGCTGAATGGATCACTGTCATGCGATACATCTCGATACTGTGTGGCGTTGTGAATGATTGAATTGTCATACTATATTCTCCTTAGATTAAAAGAGGGAGGCCGAAGCCTCCCGGCTGTGTTACTTGGTGCGCTCTACTCGAGCAATGAAGTCAGCCCAAGCTTCCTTATAGCTTTCATAGTAATGGCCCCAGGTTGTGGACTCATTGTTACCTGGATCATAAGCCCAAGTGACATACGGATGAAGATCATGATCCCGTCGTGCTAACACGATACCCTCGTTACCTGGGCCCTCGAAGAACGCAACCACTTGCGCGCCGTTGTGTAACATTGTATTTAATTGCATTGCTTTCATGTATATCTCCTTATAGGTTAGTTAAATATCGCGGTCAGTTGCGATAGATTTAGAGTACTAAATAACCATAAGTATGTCAAGTAAAACATTACATTTAGATCTAAATTCTCCCAGTTGGCGGGTATTTAGGCCTATTGGCCCCGGCCGGACCCCACTATACCCCCACCCCCCAAAATTTTTAAAAGGAATTATTTTTTCTCTCTTACACTTGAACTTCTACGAACGACTACAATAAAATTGAAATACCCCGGGCATCAAATAAAAAGGGCAAACAAAAAAATATTTTGCAAAAAAAGCTGGGAGTTTAGATAGTAAAGTAAGAATCCCGCTAGCCGGCTAACGGGAGTGAAACTAAATTGCTTTAGGATCGAAGTTGTATAACTCGGAGTAGACTGCTTTAATACGAAGAAACTTATCACCATGTAAATGGAAGTCATCATCGCCCCGAACATAAAGAGCTAAGTGAACCATTTCATGGAGAAGCGTTTGGAATATGGTAGTAAAATGACCACACGCATTAGAACTTATTTGAATCTCCATCTCTTCTTCGTCAAAACAACCATATATATCAGGGTTTTTAATGACTTTGAACTTAACCTTGTGAGATTTAGGCATAGGGAGTTTATCAAAAGGTGCCATTTGGCATGCCATGTTGTATAGGATTTCTAAGTTTTTCTTAGTTAACGTGGTTTTCATAAAAGACATTCTAACAAAAACTTGTGACAAAACAATATAATAGTGTAAAATAAAAATATTAGCTGCAAAATAGACAAAAAGGTGTAAACAGCGACACATGAATCAAGAAATTACTCAAGAAAATCAAGAAGATAGCATTGATTTCACCAAAACCCTCATGCCGTTCATTGAGGAAGACATACCATTACCTAAAAATGCAAGGGAAGCCCTACCCAGTATGAACTCGGAGGATGAAGTTATGCTTCGTGCGCAAACAATTAAAGAACTTAGTGATATTACAGGGCAAGAAATTGTGCCAGACGCAAAAAATATCAAGGAAGCGGAGGATATAGCACGTAATATGGTGCAAAATCCAGGTATGAAACAAGAATACGGCATATATGCCAACGAAACCATGGCTTACTTAGGTGGCTTAGTTGGAACTTACAACCACATGATCGTAAAAGACCTAGCTGATTTGAAGTTATACGTGGTAAACAAGTTGGTTGAAATTGTGAATGACTCAGATAACCCCAAAGAACAAATTGCAGCGCTAAGATCCATCGGCGAAGTAGATGGGGTAGATGCATTTAAGAAAAAGACAGAAATTACGCACATTACAAAGACAATCGAAGAAGTCGAAGAAAGCTTACTAAAAACACTAGAGGCGATTGAAGGCAAGATTGTAGATGTAGACTATGAAGATGTTGTGAATGACAGCGAAACAGAAAAAGACCCTAACTAAAGAAGATATTGAGAAGCTAAAACTAGCTCTGCCTCATATGCCTGAAGCGTTGAAAAGGCAAACAGAGAAAGACTTAGCTGAATACAATAACAAGCTTACAAGCAAAGTAGGGAAACTAAAATTTTTAGAATTTATACAGCATGTATATCCAGGATACAAAGTAGGAGAGCATCATAAAAGACTTGCGCAGATATTTGAAGACATTGCCGCTGGCAAGAAGAAAAGAGTTATTGTTAACATTGCGCCACGACATGGGAAGTCTGAGCTTATCTCATATTTGGCGCCTGCTTGGTTTCTTGGAAAGTATCCTCATAAGAAAGTTATTATGGCGTCTCATACCGCTGATCTTGCTGTTAATTTTGGTAGGCGAGTTCGTAACTTGGTGGGTAGTGATGCTTATAAAGACATATTTCCTCAAGTAGAACTACAGGCAGATAGTAAAAGTGCATCTCGATGGGGGACAAATTTTAATGGAGAATATTTTGCAATTGGTGTCGGTGGCGCTTTGGCTGGCCGTGGTGCTGACCTTTTTATTATCGATGACCCACACTCTGAACAAGACGCCAAGTTGGGTAGAGCTGACGTGTTTCTTCCTGCTTGGGAGTGGTTTCAGTCTGGCCCTATACAACGTCTCATGCCTGGTGGTGCGATTATTGTAGTGATGACTCGGTGGAGTAAGCTGGACTTAACGGGACAAATCGTTAACCAAATGATTAAGCAAGAAGGCGTAGATGAGTGGGAAGTAGTAGAGTTTCCTGCTATTTTAGAAGAAGGTACTGAGCACGAACAAAGTCTTTGGCCTGAGTTTTGGCCACTAGAAGAATTACAGGCAAAGAAAGCTGCATTAGATATTCGGTATTGGAATGCACAATACTTGCAAAACCCTGTGTCAGAAGAAGGTGCCTTAATTAAAAGAGAGTGGTGGAAGATATGGGAAGCTGAAGATCCACCTAGTTGTGAGTTCACCATTATGTCGTTAGACGCGGCACAAGAAGCATCGAACCGTGCAGACTATAATGCACTGACAACTTGGGGTGTGTTTTTTAACGAAGAAACCAATAACTATAATATAATACTACTAAATTCAATCAAAGAACGTATGGAGTTTCCAGAGCTTAAAGAACTTGTACTTCGTGAGTATAAGGACTGGGAACCCGATGCGTTTATTGTGGAAAAGAAATCTAATGGCGCTGCGCTGTATCAAGAAATGCGTCGTATGGGCTTACCTATTGGCGAGTTTACACCAGGTAAAGGGCAAGACAAAATAAGTCGTGTAAATGCCGTGTCAGATCTGTTTAGAAGTGGTATAGTATGGGCTCCTGATAGAAGGTGGGCAAAAGAAGTAATAGAAGAATGTAATGATTTTCCTAGTGGTGCTAATGATGACTTGGTAGATAGCACGACTTTAGCACTTATGAGGTTTAGACAAGGCGGTTTTATTAGATTGCCTAGTGATGAACCCGACGACATACCAGGATTTATTAGCGGAAAACAAAAGAAACTCTACGCATTATAAGGAAAAACTATGGCAATAAATATAGATAAAAGTGTAAGTCAAGCGCCTCAAGGCATAGAAGAGCTCGCACAATCACAACCTGATTTAAGTATTGAAATTGAAAATCCTGATTCAGTCACACTTGATGATGGCAGCATGGAAATTACAATTCAGCCCGGCAAAGAAACGGATGACGAATTTAATGCTAACTTAGCAGAAGACCTTGATGAAGGAGAACTTACAGAATTATCAGGAGACTTGCTTGGTGAATTTGATGCTGACATAGCGTCTCGTAAAGACTGGCTAACAACTTATGTGGATGGCTTAGAATTACTAGGTCTTAAAGTAGAAGATAGAACTGAGCCATGGCCAGGTGCATGTAATGTATATCATCCGTTGATGACAGAAGCACTTGTGAAGTTCCAAGCAGAAACCATGATGGAAACATTTCCAGCTTCAGGCCCAGTTAAAACTCAAATCGTAGGCAAGATTACAACTGAAAAAGAACAAGCTGCAGAACGCGTTCAAGAAGACATGAACTATCAGCTTACAGATAAAATGCCTGAGTATCGTCCAGAGCATGAAAGAATGTTATGGGGACTAGGTCTTGCAGGTAATGCATTTAAAAAAGTCTATTATGATCCAAACTTAGAACGCCAAGTTTCTATGTACGTGCCTGCAGAAGATATTGTTGTTCCGTATGGCGCATCTAATTTAGAAACATGTGAACGTGTAACCCACGTCATGCGTAAGACACCTAATGAAATTAAGAAACTCCAAGTTGCAGGATTTTATCGCGATGTAGATCTAGGTGAACCATTTTTAGATATTGATGAAGCTGAGAAAAAGATTGCAGAAAAACTTGGATTTAATCCGTCAGAAGACGATAGATTTAAAATTCTTGAAATGCATGTTGATATTGATTTAGAAAATGGCGACAGTGAAAACGGTATTGCGTTACCTTATGTTGTGACAATTGAAAAAGGCACAGGCACAATTCTAGCAATACGTCGTAATTGGAATCCTGACGACGACTTAAAATTAAAACGTCAACACTTTGTTCACTACGGATATATACCGGGCTTTGGATTCTATTGTTTTGGTTTAATTCATTTGATAGGTGCTTTCGCCAAATCAGGTACTATGATCTTACGTCAACTTGTAGACGCCGGTACCCTATCAAACTTACCAGGTGGTTTAAAATCTCGTGGACTTAGAATTAAAGGTGATGATACACCGATCGCTCCAGGTGAATTTAGAGATGTAGATGTACCAAGTGGTGCTATCCGCGACAACATCTTAATGCTCCCATACAAAGAACCTTCACAAGTTTTAAATAGCTTGATGAATCAAATCATAGAAGAAGGTCGTTCGTTTGCTAATGCAGATGGATTAAAAGTTTCTGATATGAGTGCTAATGCACCAGTAGGCACTACACTAGCTATTCTAGAAAGAACTCTCAAAGTAATGTCAGCTGTACAAGCTCGTATTTACTACGCAATGAAACAAGAGTTTAAACTTCTTAAAGGCATCATCCGTGACTATACCCCAGAAGAATATTCATATGAGCCTGAAATAGGTGATAGACGTGCTAAACAATCTGATTATGATAATGTAGATGTTATTCCAGTATCAGATCCAAATGCTGCAACAATGTCACAGAAAGTTGTTCAATATCAAGCTGTTATGCAAATGGCACAAGCCAATCCGCAGATATATGATTTACCAGAACTTAATCGTCAGATGTTAGAAGTATTAGGTATTAAGAATATTGGCAAACTTATTCCAAGTGCTGAAGAGCAAAAACCAAAAGATCCAGTAGCTGAAAATATGGCAATTATTAATGGTAAACCTGTTAGAGCATTTATCTATCAAGACCATCAAGCACATATTCAAGTCCATATGGCCGCTATGCAAGACCCTAAGATACAACAAATGATTGGACAAAATCCAATGGCTCAACAAATTCAAGCTGCAGCATTAGCACATATTAATGAGCATGTAGCGTTTGAATATAGAAAACAAATTGAAGAACAATTAGGTGTACCGTTACCTGATTACGAACAAGATTTACCAGAAGATGTTGAAGTAGAAATTTCTAAACTTATGGCTCAAGCTGCAGGTAAATTATTAGCTAAAGATCAAAGTGAAGCACAGCAACAACAAATTCAACAACAGCAACAAGATCCGTTGATTCAAATGCAACAACAAGAGTTAGCAATCAAACAACAAGAATCACAAGCTAAAGCTCAAAAGATGATGGCAGATACTCAATTAGATCAACAAAGACTTCAACTTGAAGAAGCTAAACTCGCAATAGAAAAAGCAAGAATAGATTCTCAAGAAAGAATTGCTGGTGCTACATTAGGGGCACAAACTGTAAAAAATAGTAAAGATCTTGAGGCTAAACAATTTACTGAAGGCACTAAATTAGGTATTCAAGCCGTCAAAGATAATAACGAGCAAGACTTACGTAAACATCAATCTGAACTACAGTATCATGCTCAAATGGAACAAGTTAATGCACAAAAAAGGAATCAACAACCTAAGGAGTAACACATGGACTCAACGCTAGAACTATTATTGTCTCGAATAGATGATCAGCGCAAAACAGTATTATTAAATTTAGGAGACGGAGCGGCAAAAGATTATGCTTCGTACCAAAATATGACCGGATATATTCGAGGTTTATCCGTAGCAGAAAGTTTGATTAGAGACCTCGCACAAAAGATGGAGACTTATAACGATGAGTGACATACTCACAATGAATAAGAATTTGTTAGATGCAAATGGCCGACCAATTATTATTCCAAAGATAGAAGATGTAGATGCAGAAGATATACCGATTGAAGATCGTGGTTTACAGTTACCTGAGCCTAAAGGATACAAGATACTTTGTGCAATTCCTGATGCCGCAGAAACTTATCAAGGCGGTATTGTAAAAGCAGATTCAACTAGAACTACTGAAGAATTATCAACGGTTGTTTTATTTGTAGTAAAAGTAGGTGACTTAGCTTATAAAGATGAAGTCAGATTCCCTACTGGTCCATGGTGTAAAGAGGGTGATTTTGTTTTGACACGTGCATACGCAGGTACAAGATTTAAAATCCACGGAAGAGAATTCCGCATTATCAACGATGACACTGTAGAAGGTGTTGTGCAAGACCCACGCGGCTATACACGCGCATAAGGAGAATTAAATGGTTACTGAAACAAAAGACGGTATTGTCTTTGAATATCCAGACGACGATGAAATTCCAGGTACAACAGGTAATAAAGTAACTGATGAACAGGAAGTTGATCTAAGTCCTAAAGAGGCGGAGCCTAAAAAAGAAGTTAAGGCAGAAGCTAAAATACAAGATGAATTTGATCTTGAAATAGAAGACGATACACCTGCTCAAGATAGAGGTCGTGAACCTTTACCTAAAGAAGTTGTAGATGAATTAGAAAATGATAAGTTAGATGATTATTCTGAAAGAGTTAAACAACGTTTAGCCCAGATGAAAAAAGTTTGGCATGACGAAAGACGTGCTAAAGAATCAGCTGATCGAGAAAGACAAGAAGCAATTAAATTTGCTCAACAAATTGCAGAAGAGAACAAAAAGTTAAAATCAACTTTAAACTCTGGTGAAGCAGCTTATATTGAGACTTTAAAATCTTCGTTAGATCAACAACTAACTTTAGCTAAACGAGACTACCGTGAAGCTTACGATGCAGGTGAAACTGATAAAATTATAGATGCTCAACAAAGAATGAACGATGCTCAACTTCGTTTATCTCAAGCTAATAATTATGTAGCTCAGTATCAAAAGCCTTTACAAGAAGATAAAAATGAGGTATATATACCACAATTACAGCAACAACCTCAAACACCGGCTTTTAAACCTGATTCTAAAGC